TATGTTGCATCAGTCTATCACTATTTGGAGTACGAAATGAAATTTAGCAGCTACGGTGATAAGATTGAAAATTCTGATATGTATTCAGAATCTGTACGTAAAGAATTTAGAAAAAAATTAACTGAAGCAAAAGTCAAGTTAGAAAAACTTAAAGAAAAAAATCAAAAAGATTTAGACGAAGCATTTGACGATAAGTCTAAAGTCGGTGATACTAAGAAAACTCGTACTGGTGTAGTAACCAAGACTGATACTGGTGTAGTACATAAAAATACTGATTACAAAGACGACGGAGAAGCTGACGACAAGTCCGGCAAAGGCAAAAAGAGTCATGCCAAAACGCAAAGTGCTGCTGAAAAGAAAGCACAAGCCCCTAAACTAAAACAATCTAAAACTGGTACATGGGGAATGAAAGACAGCGAGAAATTTGATAACAGAGATAAAAAAGTTAAAGAAGGCATGTTCGGAAACGACGAAGCTGCACTTGCAAAGAAAAGTCCACAACTACAACAACTAATTGCTCTACGCAAAGATCCTAAGTATCAAAGTCCAGAAGGCAAAGCAGCTCTAGAAGCTCGTATTAAAAAGCAAATGGATCGTGTAAGTTTAGATAAAGGCGAAGTTGCTGGCGCTGACGGTAAACCTATTGCAGTTAAAGAAGGCAATAAGCCAGACTTCTTAGACATGGACAAGGATGGCAACAAGAAAGAGCCGATGAAGAAGGCAGTTGCTGACAAGAAAGCAGGACCGAAGAAAGGTGTAAATCCTTTTGCTAAAGTAAAAGAAGCTGCTGACAAATGTAATCACACTGCCAAAGGCAAGTCTTGCCCAGTACACGGATTAAAAGAATGCGGAAGTGTGATGGAAGGCGATAAGTTTGATCCACTAAAGCATGTTAAAAATCCTACTAAAGGTGAGAAGACTGCTGCTAAAGATGTTAAGCGTGGAAGCTATGCTGATCGTGCGGCTATGTTAAAGTCAGCAGAGAAAGACGGTCGTCTAAAGGGTTAACCAATGGACATGAAGAAAATTCTACAGGCAATGGACGGAGCTGCTTCAAAGCCTGTAGAAGGTGTTGACAGCATGGCTAAATTTATTCGTGTTGTTAACGAAAGCAAAAGTCCGTTGAATCGATTAACTACTGCCGAATCAATGGCAATGAATCATTATACACCGGAAGTTGCTAGAACAACTATTACTAACCCAGTACTCAATGTAGCTAAAGATGCAAAGCCAAGTATGATTGGCAAATATTTTAAAACTGTAGAAACAGAATTTGCCGAGGGTGCTGTACGACATAAAGATCGTGCCCGCCAATTAGCAGAACGTGTTATAGAACGAGTAACGGGCGGTGAACAACCTGCGTCTGGAATTAATCGACTAACTGGTAAACCAATTGAGCCACAAGTTACGGATCCCGTTGCGCCAGCTGCCCCAGCAGGCCCTCGCGGCACTAATCTAAAAATGATAGTATTGCAGCAAATGAAGGCTGGTACATATAAAGGATTTGCACCTAAGCTAAGTCCAGAAGAAATAGAAGCTGCTATAGCATATAAGCAACAAGCAGGTGACTTGCAAGAAGCGCCAATCGCCATGGATCCGACTGATCCAAACAACCCAGAGATTTACGGACACGAGAAAGCTAATCCTATGACTCTAAAAGGTCGTATTATGTCGGCTCGTGCTCAACTAAAAGAATTAGCCGAATTAGCAGACAGTGACGACTTAGTAGCATGGGAACGAATTACACAATTACACAAGGGTGGTATGTTTATGGGTCTAGCACAGAACCTTGAACAAATTCGTCATGGTATAGAAGAACTAGCTGCTAAAAGAAAGAAAGGCGGAGTTGCCAGTCGAGGGATTGACAAAGGTATTGGAGAAGATAAAGATCCATGCTGGGACAGTCATAAAATGGTCGGTACAAAGAAAAAGGGCGGCAAAACAGTTCCTAACTGTGTGCCTAAGTGAACATAAATATATTATAAGAAATTCGGGGATAAAACATGGACTTAAAAGCATTGATAGCTAAGATGGATCGCATAGAATCCAAACAAAATTTGATGGAAGCTGGTGATCCTGCTGCCTATGCTAAGGCACAAGAACTAATGGCTCGACTAGAAAAAGCAGCTAAGTATACCGGTACTGATGAGATTGTACGCGGTAGAATGGGTTTACCTCCACCACTACCCCCAATTGAACAGTGGGACGGCACTATGCCTAAGCCAACAGGTAAGCCTGATTGGGTATCAAGATTAACTACAGGCGGCCAGGCAACAACAGATCAAGCGGCAGCGGCAGCAGTTAATCAAGGCGATGCAGGTAGTTTTAAATTTAAACAAGAAAAGTTAAAACAACTCAATGCTCTAGTAGCTAAAATTTCAGCAGCACCAACAGCTGAATCATTTGTATTTAAATCAAACATTGCACGTAACATTGTTGAAAGTTTTAGTTATAATCTTAAAGAAAACGGAATTGCAGAAAAAGTAACATTAGGTACTGGACCAACAGTTACTGGACCAATGGGTGTACAACAAGGAAAATTTCAAAACGAAGTTGCTGAAATTAAAAAAATTATGGCAGAGCTTAATGATATGCAAGACGATCCAGAAATAGCAAAAGCACTACAAAATGCACAAGCAGCTCTTGATAAGTTAGCACAATCACAAACAGCAACACCTGCAGCAGCCAATCCAACAGATGCTCGATTAGCTGCCGGAACACAAACGGCGCCAGGCGGAGGCGATACTGGCGAAGTTCCAGGTGCAACAACTCAGTCAGGTGCAACACCGGCAGCTACACCAGCTGCTACACCAGCTGCTACACCAGCAGCGGCCGGTAACAAAGTAATGAATATTCAAAAGCAACTGATTGCATTAGGTATTAATGTCGGTAGTACTGGAGCAGATGGTAAAATGGGTCCAGCAACTATTGCAGGTATTAAAGCATTTGAAAAGATGGCTGGGAAACCGGAGACAGGAAAAATTACTCCTGAGTTTGAACAACTATTAGCTAGAGGCGCACAGATTAAATCACAAAGTGATCTAGTTGCATCATTAGGTGCTATGGAACAGATCTTAGCTAAGTATAAAGTTGAAAGTGTTACACACATAAGTGACCTTGACTTTATGACCGAATCAGAATTACGATCATTTGTAATGACTAACATCAAGTTGCTCAGTGAAGTTGAGCAAATGGAATTCATGAAGCTTGTATTAACTGAGGCACCACTTGCGTTGCCTGGTCCGGGCGGTGGTGCTATGGTGCCATCAAGACCAGCAGGCGGCGGTGGATTGCCTTACACTCCGTACAGAGATGTAACTCCTGCTAAACCAGGAGTGGGTTCTAGAATTGGACAATTTGCAAAAAATGTTGCCATGAGACTTCCAGGTGCCGGTAAAGCTGTTGCAATCGCAGGTGCTATTGGCGCTGGTGCGTACGGTGCATATCAAGGAATCAAGAAAATATTTGCAGATCCAGCTGTTGCTCAATCTCTTCAAATGGATCCCGCTGATAAGGCAGAGTTTGACAAGCATATGGCTGTTATTGACAAGTATGCAAAAGATCCAGTAGCTGCGGCTGCGTTACCAGCAGATGTGCAAAAACGTCTAACAGCACTAGCACAGCGAGTACAAAAGATTGCAGGCAAAGTTCAAGCGGCACCAGCACCAGGCGCTGCCCCGATTGCAAAAGGTGTACCGGGTGGTATGCCAACTAAGTAATCCGACTTACTTAGCAAAATACAGCTAGCTTTGGCTAGCTGTTTTCTTTTGTGGGCTTGACCTTTGCAGATAACTAGTATATAATATGTGTTAACAAGGAGAATTTATGTCTACACGCATGTACGGACCTGAAGAAAAAGCAAAATTGGAAAGACTAATCACCGAAGGTTCTACAGTCCTTCGTGAAATTGAAGATCTTAAAGAAGGTCTTAAAGAAACAGTCAAAGCTGTTGCCGAAGAATTAGAAATCAAATCAAGTGTTATCAATAAAGCAATTGCCATTGCACATAAAGACAATTGGAAAGAGCATGAATCAGCTTGGGAAGATGTTGAAATGATCCTAGGTGTTACTGGGCGCTTGCCGCAAGACTGATGGATTTTATAAAAGGAATTTATTCATGGGCTAATCGGGATTACCGGGAATATCCGTTAAGGTTTATTCTAGAAATTACTGCTTGGTTTATGAGTATTGGTTGTGCTGTGTGGATGGGGCTAACATTACCTAATCCACCATTTTTAATTTTATATCCGTTGTTTATTGCACAATGTGGTATTTTTGCTTGGGCTGCTTGGACACGCAAAAGTACAGGTATGGTAGCTAACTATTTACTGCTAGTCACTATTGACATTGTTGCTATTTCTAGACTGATAATTAATACATAAGAGTACGGTTTGATCAGCCATAAATGATCATGTTGGTATTTGCAAGCCGTAAATTGCATAGGAGAATAACTTGTACGTTGATGCATATTTTGATAGAAATGCGGATGTGGTGCGAGTAGTTGAAAGAAATAAAGCAGGCAAGCGAGAATACAAAGAATTCCCGGCTCGCTATACTTTCTACTACGAAGACCCAAGAGGAAAATTTAACAGTATCTACGGAGAACCGTTAAGTCGAATCGTTTGCAAAAACTCTAAAGATTTCCACAAAGAGTTAAAAATAAACAGTGGAAAGAAACTCTACGAAGCGGATATTAATCCAGTCGTAGCATGTCTAAGTGAAAACTACATTAATCAAGATGCTCCCAAGCTAAACGTAGCATTCTGGGACATTGAGGTGGACTTTGATCCAGAACGTGGCTATGCATCACCAGAAGATGCGTTTATGCCCATTACTGCGATTGCTGTTCACCTACAATGGTTGGATACACTTGTTTGTTTGGCTATACCTCCTAAAGGTATGACTATAGCCGAAGCAGAAGAACTTGTTAAAGATTTACCTAATACGCATATCTTTGATAATGAAGCAGATCTGCTAGACACCTTTCTAAACTTGATCCAAGATGCAGATATTTTAAGTGGTTGGAACAGTGAAGGCTTCGATATGCCATATACTGTTAATCGAATCATTAAGGTCCTAAGCAAAGAAGACACTCGTAGATTATGCCTATGGGATCAAATGCCCAAGAAGCGTGAGTATGAAAAGTATGGTAAGAAAGCGGTTACATACGATTTAATGGGTAGAGTACACTTAGACAGTCTTGAACTGTACCGCAAGTACACATACGAAGAACGACACACTTATCGATTGGATGCAATCGGTGAGATGGAAGTAGGCGAAAGTAAAACAGTTTACGAAGGTACACTGGATCAATTGTACAACAATGACTTTCGCAAGTTTGTTATCTATAATAGACAAGACACAGCACTATTAAACAAACTAGATAATAAACTCAAGTTTCTAGATCTTGCCAATACACTGGCACATGAATGTACTGTATTGTTACAGACTACTATGGGTGCAGTTGCTGTAACTGAACAGGCTATTATTAACGAAGCACATCGTCGAGGTTTCCAAGTTCCTAATCGTATCAAGCGTGACGAGAACGCAGAAAACGAAGGTGCGGCTGGTGCGTATGTTGCTTACCCCAAAGAAGGTATTCACGAATGGATTGGTTCTCTAGACATTAACTCACTGTATCCTTCAGCGATTCGTGCCCTAAACATGGGTCCAGAAACCATTGTCGGACAACTACGTCAAACTCAAACTGAAGAGTATATTGACAACTTAGTAGCCAAAGGTAAATCATTTGCTGCAGCATGGGAAGGCATATTCGGTAGTCTTGAATATACAGCAATTATGAATAAGGAAATTGGTACAGAGATTACCATTGACTGGGAAGATGGTAAAAGCGATATTCTAAGTGCTGCAGAAGTTTATAAACTTATTTTTGATAGTCATCAAAGTCTTATGATTTCAGCTAACGGAACTATCTTCACCTATGAGAAAGAAGGTATCATTCCCGGCTTGTTGAAACGCTGGTATGCTGAACGTAAAGAGATGCAGGCCAAACTTAAAGACTGTATCAAAGCAGGCAATAAGGTTGAAGAAGAATATTGGGACAAACGTCAGTTGGTCAAGAAGATTAACTTGAACAGCCTGTATGGTGCTATTCTTAATCCGCATTGCAGATTCTTTGACAAGAGGATTGGACAAAGTACTACACTAACTGGCCGTGCTATTGCTAAACATATGGCTGGCAAAGTTAATGAGATTATCACAGGAGAAAACAATCATGTTGGAAAAGCTATTATCTACGGTGATACTGATAGCTGTTATTTTTCTGCTTATAAGACGCTTAAGAAGGATATCGAATCGAAACAAATCGCGTGGTCAAAAGAAACTGTAATACAACTATACGATCAGATCGGTGAAGAAGTTAATAGTACATTCCCTAAATTCATGGAAGATGTATTTCATTGTCCAAGAAGCCGCGGTGAAGTTATTAAGGCAGGTCGTGAGATTGTAGCTAGTAAAGGCCTGTTCATTACCAAGAAGCGTTATGCTGTATTGTACTATGATAAAGAAGGCAAACGTGCAGACGTAGACGGCAAGCCAGGTAAGATCAAAGCCATGGGTCTAGATTTGAAACGCAGCGATACTCCAGAATTTATCCAAAACTTTTTAAGTGACATTCTTGAAAAGGTCTTAACTGGAACTGAAGAAAAACAAGTATTAGACTTCATCAGTGAGTTTAGAACTAATTTCAAAGTTAGGCCTGGTTGGGAAAAGGGTAGTCCAAAACGTGCAAATAATGTTACCGAATATCAAGCTAAAGAGGCCAAGGCTGGTAAAGCTAACATGCCAGGACATGTTCGTGCCAGTATCAATTGGAATACTCTAAAGCGTATGTTTGGCGACAAGTATAGTGCCAACATTATAGACGGTGCCAAAGTTATTGTCTGTAAACTTAAAGATAATCCAATGGGCTTTACTTCAATAGCCTACCCGGTCGATGAACTGCGGTTACCGCAATGGTTTAAAGACTTACCGTTCAATCACGAAGAAATGGAGTCTACTATTATTGATAACAAATTGGATAACTTAATCGGTGTTCTAAACTGGGACATTAGGTCAACCGAACAGACAAATACTTTTAACAAATTGTTTGACTTCTGATAAAAAAACCTATATACTAATACAAACCTTAAAGGAAAAATATGAAAGACATTTTACAAGATCTCGTAACGCACACTCATGCACTGGGCTTTTTGCCAGTTGTTAAAGTTTCAGGTTCACTAACTGAAACAATTTTTGAATCAATGGCTGAAGATCGTTCAGTTATTGTGACAGCTAAGACTCACAAACCAGTTGCAGAATTCGAAGGAACTTTTGGTATGCCCAACTTAGACAAGTTGAACATACACTTGAAGTGTCCAGAATACAAAGAAGATGCCAAGATTGATGTTGTTAGAGCGACTCGTAATGGACAAGATGTTCCTACAACTATCCACTTTGAAAATGCAACAGGAGACTTTAGTAACGACTACCGTTTCATGAGTGCTGAAGTTATTAACGAAAAACTAAAGTCTGTTAAATTTAGAGGCACCGCATGGGAAATTGAATTCCAACCGGCTGTTGCTAGTATTCAACGTTTGAAGTTTCAAAGTCAAGCACATACAGAAGAAACAGTATTCCAAGTTAAAACTGAAGATAGTAATCTAGTGTTTAGCTTCGGTGATGCTAGCACACACGCAGGATCATTTGTTTTCCAAACTCCAGCAACTGGCAAGTTGAAATCTGTATGGTCGTGGCCCGTTACTCAAGTTATGAGTATTCTGAATTTATCCGGAGACAAGACTATGAAACTTAGTGATGCTGGCGCTATGCAAATTACTGTCGATAGCGGTCTTGCTGAATATAACTACATTCTACCAGCGCAAAGTAAGTAATGAATAGAAATTTAACTGCTACTCAAAATGATTATGCCGTGTTCTTGCCGGCCACGTCCGGCTTTTACTCTACATTTATAGGTAAACAACGCTACAGCAATTATGTTGATCCAGCACGTATTCCGTCTTCATTTGCTAGCGGTGTAGAAAGTCTTAATTATCTTGAACCAGATAAAGGTGCATTTTACTATGATCATTGCTTGTACTCGGCAGGTCATGCTAATTTAGACCTTACTAAAACAGACGAAAGCGAAGACATGTTTCGCAATCGTGATCGTTCAACAAGTTGGGTATTAGGTGACTCAGGTGGATTCCAGATTGGTAAAGGTGTTTGGCCTGCCGATTGGAAAGATCCTAACTGTCCTAAAGCACAAAAGAAACGTAGTCAAGTGTTAACGTGGATGGATACGTTAATGGACTATGGTATGTGTCTTGATATTCCTGCATGGGTTGCTCGAAGCCCAGCGGGTCGTGCAGCCACTGGTATTAATACATATTTAGAAGCTGTACAAGGCACTTACATTAATAACGATTATTTTGTTAACAATCGTAACGGTAACTGTAAATTCCTAAATGTGTTACAGGGCGAAAACCATACAGATGCAGAAGATTGGTACCAACGTATGAAAAAGTACTGTGATACTAAACAGTACGGTGATCGTGCATTTAACGGCTGGGGTATGGGCGGACAGAACATGTGCGACATACATCTTGTATTGAAGAGATTAGTAGCACTACGATTCGACGGACTTCTTGAAAAGGGTCAACACGATTGGATGCACTTCCTGGGCACCTCTAAGTTAGAGTGGGCAGTTCTGTTAACCGATATTCAACGTGCTGTTAGGAAATACCATAATGAAAACTTTACCATCTCTTTTGATTGCGCCTCACCGTTCCTTGCAACTGCAAATGGACAAATCTACATCCAAACAGAAACCGCTGACAGAACCAAATGGGTCTATCGTATGCAGGCTTCTGCAGACGACAAAAAGTACGCAACAGACACACGACTGTTTAAAGACGCTGTAGTACAAGATGGTATCTTTAATAGATTTGAATCAAGTCCAATTATTGATCAAGTTACTATGAAAGAAATTTGCATTTATGGTGCCGGTACTCCTAAGCCCGGAGTAACTAATCCAGATCCGTTAAATCCAGCCGATTGGCTAGTACCTCCAGATTTAAACAAGCTAGGTAAAGTTAGTAACAAGACAAGCTGGGATTCATTTAGCTATGCTATCATGATGGGTCACAATGTATGGATGCACGTAAATGCTGTTCAAGAAGCCAATCGTCAATACGATTTAGGTAACTTTCCATCTATGTTAATACAGGAAAAGTTTGATAGACTGTATTTTAAAGATGTAGTCGAAGCTATCTTTGCCACTAGCGACAGGGCAACTGCTGATGCAGTTGTTGAAGAATACAGCCGTTTTTGGATGAGTATTATTGGTACTAGGGGTGCTACTGGTAAGAAAACAGTTAATGCATCAACGCAGTTTGCCAATTTATTTGACGAAGTAGACTCAACTAGTGTACAATTAGAACACAACGAAGAATTCACCGAAGACGAAACCCTTAATCTTGATAAACTTGAAGAAAGTGTAAAATGAAACTGTTAAGTGCATTGCTATTTGGAGCAACTATAGGTGTTGGTGTTTTTGCTATCGAGCATACAATGGCTAATACTTATAATGAATCAGACTGGTATGTAGTAATGAAGTTTGATAAAACAGGTAAATTACTGCAACTTTCTGATCGGTATGCTAATCATTACGAGTGTTCTGCAAGTGATGATTTTCAATTACACACGGTAATATCAAAAGAATCCAAAACTAATATTTTGTGTACTAATCAACCAATTGATTATAAGCTATGACTTTACCAGACGAACGATATCGTGCCGTAGTGCAAACTCAAAAATTTCTACTAGAAATTTTAAGTACACCTCGAGTTCCAAAAGCAATTAAGGACCGAGCCCGTTCTATGTTACGACACTATCCTAGCGAATGGGATATGCAAATGGCAGCACGGGGTGCTCCTGATCATTTCCAAGAAAAGATGGAACCAGTAACTAGACTTTTTAAACAATACGAAGAAAGTAAAAAGAATGAAGCGTGATTATACTAGCGGTGTTGCAGAAGATGTAGTATTCTTTATTGGCAATGAGGTGGAACATACTCCTGCATTTGGCATGCGTACTCTATTTGTAACAGGCATTCAATCAGTTGAACACATTGCATTAAATTTGCAAGGTTGCAACCATATCTTCTTTGGTGCTAATCATAGTTTCAATCCCAGTGACTACAAAGAGCATAAATTATGGGAAGACATGATCATGCACTTTTTAGACAAAGATTATCTGTGCTCATTAGATATTCCACTTAGTCAAGTTGAAGAATTTAATGACGGCGGATTAAACGAACGTGACAATTTTATTCCTCAAATAAGAATTCCAATTCCCTACATTAGATTATGGAATTATAATACAATGCTTAAGATTGATGACAAAGATTTTAAAGCAACTAATCCCGGTGTATGGTCTCACAGTCTACATACACTAATGGATCGTAGTAAGTTTACAGACTGGAATCAATACAAAAACGACGAGATCGTAAAATGATCAAAGCAAAAATAAAATTATTTAAACTAGCCAATCAACTAATTGGTAAATCTGTTCCTGCTAGTACCGGCGGACACGCAGGTAGAGCTGTTGAAAAATTACTAGAATCGATGGGTGTTCCTATTAATCGAGGGCACGGTCCCGATATTTTAATATACGGACTAGAAGTAAAAACTAGAGACATTGATGCTACTAGTGCTCAAACTATTGCCGACATGAAACCCGAGCATATCAAAAATCAATCATATAAGCAATCACATGTATTTAAGAAATTTCAACAACAGTTGAGGATCAAAATTAAAGACGGTATAATTGTTGAAGCAAAAGTGTATGATTTTTCTGCTCCGCATATACAAGCACTAATAGAACTAGCATATAACAATGCCAAATCATATATTTTAGTGAACGAAACCATTGGTTATACTCCGTACGAGGGATTTTATGGATATTTTGAACAATGTCATGCATTAACATCTAACTTATATTCTTTTAGATTAAATGCTAAAGATATGGATACTCTTGAGTCTATGGCTACTTCAACCTATGTATCACTATTTGAGGAAACTGTATGATTATCAGACAAGACATCCGCCCTAGTAAAATGATTTGGGTTACCTTCCAGAAAGAAGGTATGCACAAATATCCAGCTGCACTTACAGATCCAGCACTTGCTACAGGTGATGAATATGATGTGAGTTTTCTGGGCTATCCGCATCGTCACATCTTCCACTTTAAAGTTTGGATAAGTGTCACACACGATGATCGCGATATTGAGTTTATTCAGTTCAAACGATGGTTGCTAAATCTCTACAAAGATAGTATACTAGCGTTAGACTACAAGAGTTGTGAAATGATGTCTGAAGATTTATATCAACAGATTTCACAAAAGTATCCCAACCGTGAGGTTTGGATTGAGGTCTCCGAAGACGGAGAAAATGGTTCATTTATCAAATATTAATATAAGAGGCTATTATGGCTAAGAATTACAAAGATTGCGCTTATTTCGAAAACCGTCCCGATGTTGTTAAGATCTTTGACGATCTGGACAAATTGTTAGATTTTTGTCGGTTCGAAATGCTTCCGTTCAATGAGGCAGATTTGTACAATAGAATGAGTCCAATTTGGAATCAATATTATCAATCTACTCGTCCACGTAAACCATGGAACGGTGAAAAGAAACCTTGGTCAGGTGAACGTAAACCATATCAAGGTAACAAGCCACGTTACAATCAATGAACGTATTCTTAGTTGATCTTGAATCAGTAGAGACTAGGTACACAGGTCAATGGAAGACCCATGTACCCGATCTGTTACGAAAGGAAGGCTTTAATGTTAAAATTATCTCTGGTCCTGTGGACATACCTAGTGCTACCACTCCTGGAGCGTTCCTCAACTTTGGCGGCACTAATATATACAAGGCTAGTCAAGTTGAGCAGATGGGCCGGTTATTTTGCAACGGAGCCGTTCGCCCAGGTGATCATTTTATATTTACTGATGCTTGGCACCCTGGTATCATCAATCTCAAGTACATGGCCGAGCTTCTCGGCATTCCGGTAACTACACATGGCTTATGGCATGCTGGTAGTTATGATCCTCAAGACTTCTTAGGACGCCTTGTTGGAGATAAACCTTGGGTAAGACATGCAGAAAAAAGTTTCTTCCATGCGTTTGATCACAACTACTTTGCTACAGACTTCCATATTAAGATGTTTGGTAACAATTTACTAGATACCAATCTCGGTACTATGTATGATTACAAAACATCTGGCAAGATTGTCCGCACAGGTTGGCCCATGGAGTATATGCAAGATACATTAACCATGTATAAGGGTATGCCCAAGCGTGATCTCATCTTGTTCCCGCATCGCATTGCTCCTGAGAAACAGGTTGAAATTTTCCGTGATCTAAAAGAACATTTGCCGCAATATGAATTTGTAGTGTGTCAGGATCAACAGCTGACAAAGAATGAGTATCATAACCTACTAGGTGAGGCGAAACTAGTGTTCAGTGCTAACTTGCAGGAAACATTAGGCATCAGCTGGTACGAAGGTGCTGTTGTAGATGCTATTCCAATGGTGCCTGATAGACTTAGCTATAGCGAGATGGCATTTGATACATTTAAGTATCCGGAAATCTGGACTCGTAACTGGGAAAATTATCAAGGCTATCGTCCAGAGTTATGCGGTAAGATAATGCAGTACATGGATAATTACGAAAAGTTCTTACCGCAGTTACATAAACAAACGGAGGCATTACGTGAGCAATTCTTCTCAGCACAAGAACTCGTTAGACACCTATCTAACTGACACTATTACTATCGATGATAGCTATAGTATTGATTTGTCTAGTATTACTATGAATAGTACAACTAATTATATCTCATCCGGTAATACTATTACTATAACATCAAGTGGAAGCGGCGGATATTCCACTTTTGCTACAGATACTATATCAACTGACGGATACGTATTTAACTGGGGTGCAACAGAAGAATGGATTGACGGCTTCCCTGATTGGGATCGAGTTAAGTCAATGTGCGAACAATATCCCGGACTTGAAATAGCATTACGAAATTTGCAAACTATCTATACCTTAGTAAAGGACGATTATGATAATCCAAAGGATAAAAAATAAATTTTTAAACTGGCTTGAGTCAATTGGCCGTAAACGTATTATTATGGATAGGCAATGTAACGAGCCGTTGTTAACTCGTTATTATCTTTTTCTAAAAGATCGTAAGGCATTTCCGTTCAACGTTTTCTTACACAAGTTTCATAAAGGTGATCCTGGTGATCAACACGATCATCCATGGCCCTATGCTACGCTTATTTTAAAAGGTGGCTACTACGAATGGACTCCTATATTTTCAGATGACGGTTCTATGGTTGGAGAAACTAGATATTGGAGAGGCCCTGGACATTTTCGTATTTGCAGTTCCGATAGCTATCATCGGATTGAATTAGTAGAAGGTGTTACGCCCTGGACGTTGTTTATGCCGGGCCCACACAAACGAGAATGGGGATTTCTTGTAAACAACAAATGGATTCATAATGACAGTTATCTTAAACTCAAAGCACACACTACCAGTAACTAATAGCAACACATACTCAACCACTCCGCTGACAGTTGGAACAGTTTATACTACTAACAATACAAGTCTAGGTGGTGGCAGTAGTGGTCAGTTTTTAACAACCGGTATTAATGGTACAAGCTGGACTAATTCAAGTACTCAATTTAATAGCAGTAATGGCAAACCTATTATGACTGTGCCCGCCGGTAAAGACGAAGTCATCTTAGAAAAAGATGCTACACTAACAGTCAAAGGTAAAGTAGTAATAAATGATAGAGACTTGGAAGAACGGTTAGATACCATCGAAAAAGTCTTGCAAATTCCCGAGCGTGATGTTATACTAGAAAAGAAACATCCAAAGCTAAAGAAGCTCTATGATGAATATATTGCAGCATTAGGTAAGTATCGAACATTTAACGCAATTAAAGGAGATTGATATGTTCCACGAAAGTATTAAAGTTAAAGAATCAGTTATTAAAGAAAAGCCGGGATTTCGCCTACGTGTTAGATCATGGAAGTGTACTAGTCCTGCGGATTTAAACAGTATTGAATTTATTCAAGAATCTCTAAAAGATAATGGCGAAATTCAAGATTCTTCTACATATAACTTTTTTATGACTGATGTAGAGCTTAAAGATCTCTGCAAGAACTTAGTAAATGACTGATCCTATCCAGCAACGAATGGCGGAACTAATGCACCCAATTGATCAGAGAATTCTTATGTGCGACGATCGAGAAGATTTGCTAATGTTAGCTTGTGCTATGTTACAGCGAACA